GCTAACTCAGAAGCGCAGCTGCGCTCAGTCACCTGGGCGGAGATTACCAAGTGGCTGTCGATGGCCATGAACACACATTGGTTTGAGGTATCTGCTACTCGCGTAATGCCAGCCAAATGGCTAACGGAACTGGTCGAGCGAGATTTAAAACTAGGCACCCGCTACTGGGGTGTTGAGGGTAGATTGTGGTCAGCGGAGAATCCAGACAGCTACGCAGGGGTGCATAACTTCTCAGGCGTGATGCTCGTATTTGATGAGGCGTCGGGTATTGACGATTCGATCTGGTCGGTGGCGTCGGGCTTTTTTACGGAGAATACGCCCAACCGCTTTTGGTTAGCGTTCTCTAACCCACGGCGCAATAGCGGGTACTTTTACGAATCTTTCCACTCCAAGCGGGAGTTTTGGAAGAATAAGATTGTGGACGCTAGAACCGTAGAAGGTACGGATAAGGCGGTGTATCAGCAGATTATTGATGAATATGGCGCCGACTCTGCCCAGGCGCACGTTGAGGTGTTTGGTGAATTTCCTAGCGCTAGCGACGATCAGTTTATTGGCTCAGACATTGTGGATGAAGCCATGACACGGGACAAGTACAAAGACTTATCCGCGCCCATCATTTTGGGTGTTGACCCAGCACGGTTTGGGGCAGACTCGACCGTAATCGCCGTACGCCAAGGGCGCGACATCATTGCGATTAAGCGCTACAAAGGCGACGATACGATGGAAACGGTGGGGCGCATCATTGAGTGCATGGAAGAATACAAGCCAGTACTCGTCAACATTGATGAAGGTGGGTTAGGCGCTGGCGTAGTGGATCGGCTAAAAGAGCAGCGCTACAAGGTCAAGGGCGTTAATTTTGCCAATAAGTCTAAAAACATGATGATGTATGGCAACAAACGGGCGGAAATGTGGGGCGACATGAAGGAGTGGTTGCGAAGTGCTAGCATCCCTAAAGATAGATCGCTTAAAACTGACCTAATTAGCCCATTGATGAAGCCAGACAGTAAAGGTGCAATATTTTTGGAAAGCAAAAAAGACATGAAGGCAAGAGGTCTAGCGTCACCCGACGCCGCAGATGCGATTGCGTTGACGTTTGCGTACCCTGTAGCACACCGTGAATATGTTGACAAGCGCCCCGTTCGGTCTTATTCTCAGCAGGGAATCGTTAACTCTTGGATGGGAGCGTAAATGGCTACAAAAAAATCACACGACAAACCTATCCCTCGCACGACTACGGGCAAAAGTCGTAATTACAAATCAACTGCTGAAGGTGCAGGCATGACCGCAGCAGGTCGAAAGGCCTATAATGCAAAAAATAATGCAAATCTTAAAGCGCCTGCTCCAAATCCTAAAACTAAAGCGGACGCAGGACGTAAAAAATCATTCTGTGCAAGAATGTCAGGAGTTGTTAAACACGCCAAAGGCGACGCCCCCCGCGCGAAAGCCGCGCTCAAAAGCTGGAACTGCTAAAAGGAGAAATACAATGGCAAGTAAACCTGGTTTGTACGCCAACATTCATGCTAAACGCGCCCGTATTGCTGCAGGATCAGGCGAAAAAATGCGCAAAGCAGGCGCTAAAGGTGCGCCTACTGCTAAGGATTTTAAGGAATCTGCTAAAACAGCCAAGCCCATGAAGAAAGCGAAATAATCATGCCATTGAAAAAATCAACAAGCAAAGAAGCCTTCCGTTCTAACGTAAAAGCTGAAATTAAATCAGGCAAACCCGTCAAACAAGCCGTGGCTATTGCCTATGCGACTAAACGCGCTGCAGCTAAACCTATGAAACGAGCGAGTGGACGTGGCAGATAATGGCAACAATCAACCAAGACCCAACAGGCATTAATAAAGCCGGCATCGTTGCAGAACGAGGCGGCCCAGAGATTGATGGCCCTGATCATCGCGACGTATTAGGGTTAATGCGCAGCCGCTACACCTCTGCGGTGTCAGCGTACAGCGATAGCCGTGAAGATGAACTAGACGATCTACGCTTTATGGCGGGGTCGCCTGACAACCAATGGCAATGGCCAGCAGACGTGCTGTCTACTCGTGGTTCGGTGCAGGGTCAAACGATCAACGCTCGTCCATGTCTAACCATCAACAAGTTGCCACAGCACGTCCGTCAAGTAACTAACGAACAGCGGCAGAATCGGCCGTCTGGCAAGGTCATCCCTGCAGACGATAAAGCTGATATAGCCGTAGCTGAGATATTTGACGGCATGGTTCGTCATATTGAGTACATGAGCGACGCTGATGTTGCCTACGATACTGCCTGTGAAAACCAAGTCACTTATGGTGAAGGTTACATCCGTGTGTTGACTGAGTATTGTGACGAGAACAGTTTTGACCAAGACTTACGGATTGGTCGCATACGCAACAGTTTCAGTGTGTACATGGATCCGATGGCGCAAGACCCTACAGGGGCAGACGCCGAATATGTGTTTATTACCGAGGACATTTACAAAACCGACTACGAACGAATGTTCCCCGACGCCGCGCCCATTAGCTCTATATTGGCAAGCGGGGTAGGCGATCAAAATCTTTCGCAATGGATTGCAGAAGATACTATTCGTATTGCTGAATATTTTTACTACAAGGTTAAGAATCAAACCCTTAATTTGTACCCAGGCAACGTCAGTCATTTTGAAGGCTCGCGAGAAGATAAAGATATGAAAGCTATGGGTTTAAAACCTATTCGCAGCCGTGTTGTTGAGCGCAAGCAAGTTATGTGGATGAAAACTAACGGCTACGAAGTGCTAGAAGAACGGGAATGGGCAGGTAAATACATCCCTGTAGTGCGTGTAATCGGTAATGAATTTGAAGTAGATGGTCAGATTTACATATCTGGCTTGGTTCGCAACGCTAAAGACGCGCAGCGGATGTACAACTACTGGACATCACAAGAAGCAGAGATGCTCGCTCTTGCCCCCAAAGCACCGTTTATTGGTTACGGCGGTCAATTTGAAGGCTACGAGATGCAGTGGAAAACTGCTAACACAACCAATTGGCCATATTTAGAAGTTAACCCTGATGTAACGGATGGTATGGGTGCTGTATTGCCTTTGCCTCAGCGTGCGCCTCCCCCATTACCCCAAACTGGCTTAATTCAAGCCAAAATGGGTGCTAGTGATGATATTAAATCGACTACAGGGCAGTATGATTCTAGTTTAGGCGCAACATCCAATGAGCGTTCTGGACGAGCTATTTTGGCGCGTGAAAAGCAGGGTGATACAGGTACTTACCACTATGTAGACAACCTTGCTCGTGCAATTCGTCATATTACGCGTCAATTAGTAGATTTAATCCCCAAAATTTACGATACCGAGCGCATCGCTCGAATTGTGGGTATTGATGGCGAAGTTGGCATGGTTAAAATTAACCCCATGCAGCCTGAACCCGTTAAAGAAATACGAGATTTAGAAACAGACGTAGTAATTGAAAAGATTTATAACCCCGGAGTTGGCCGGTACGACGTTGTAGTGACTACAGGCCCAAGCTACATGACTAAACGCCAAGAGGCTTTAGACGGCATGGCTCAGTTGTTACAAGCCGCGCCCCAATTATGGAGTATTGCAGGCGATTTGTTTGTTAAAAACATGGATTGGCCTGGCGCTCAAGAGATTTCTCAACGTTTTGCCAAAACTATTGATCCTAAATTGCTTGAAACGGATGACAAAGACCCAGCTTTACAGGTTGCAGAACAACAAATTGGTGCTTTGCAAGCCGAACTAGACAACGTTTTTGGTATGCTACAAAACGTTAACAAGTCAATTGAGGTTCAAGACCTTGAACGTAAGAACTTTGAAGCAACAGTTAAAGCGTATCAAGCTGAAACCCAGAGAATTAGCGCTGTTTCCGCAGGCATGACGCCTGAACAGATCCAAGATATTGTCATGGGTACCATTGCAGCTGCTTTAGATACCGGTGATCTAGTTGGTCAAGATTTGCAGCGCGAACCAATACAAGTGCTAGCTGAAACACCTAATCCAGTTCCAGAAACCGCGCCCCAACAAGGATTACCACAATGAAAAACTGCGCTGACTTTGTAGGAATGTTGTTTTTAGCTAGGGATGTTACCCATTCAGTACATTTAAACACCCGCAGCTACTCTAAACATAAAGCTTTACAGAAGTTTTACGAAAATATTATTGATTTAGCAGATGATTTTGCAGAAGCCTTTCAAGGTCGTTACGGTTTAATTGGCCCAATTAGTTTAATGTCAGCTAAAAAGACTGAAAATGTAGTAGCTTTTTTAGAAGATCAACTTGCCGAACTAGAAGCAATGCGTTACGATATTTGTGATAAAACAGATACACCGCTTCAAAATTTAATTGACAGTATCATTGAGCTATATTTGTCAACTTTGTATAAATTGAAGTTTTTGGCATAAGGAGCCAGCATGGATTTTTTAAGACCCTTAGCAGATTCAAATTACCCCGCCGATTCTGATAATACTAGCGGTTCAGCCGTTACTTTAGGCCCTTGGCCTCCAGGCCCACAAGGTGTATTGGTTTGGTGTACTGAAGCAGCTTACATTACTGTTGGTGAAGGCGTAACGGCTACTACATCTAGCACTCCTATTCCAGCGTTAACCCCTATTCCATTCACTGTACCAACAACCATTACAGGTCAATGGCGCGTTAGCGCTTTACAGATCAGTACGGCTGGAATTGTGTACGCTAAACCTATTAATTTCAGATGAGTTGGGGCGTTAGCACTCGTACAGGTGTAGCTTTAGGGCTAGGCAATATTGTTGCCTTTTTTACTAACCGTACAGGGGCTACTCCAAGTTCGGGCGTTTTGTTAACCGAGTCAGGCGACAATTTAGTACAAGAAGATGGATTTTTTATCTTAATTTAAGGAATTAGTATGCCAAACGTAAAAATTTCAAACCTACCCGCCGCGACTACGCCCTTAGCGGGTACTGAGGTACTGCCAATCGTTCAAGGCGGGGTTACTGACCAAGTATCAATTGCTAATATAACCGCAGGCCGCGCGGTATCAGCCGCTAGCTTAACTTTAACCACTACTGCGTTAACGGTAGCCAACGGCGGTACGGGTCTTGCTACTCTAACAGCCAATAACGTCATTCTTGGCAACGGTACATCTACCCCCGCCTTTGTAGCCCCAGGATCAAACGGTAATGTATTAACCTCTAACGGCACAACGTGGACAAGTGCTGCTGGCGCTACAGGCGACGTAACTACAACCACCGTACAGACCATTACAGGCACAAAGACGTTTGCTGGAACAGCTAGCACTTTAGCGATGATTCTTAACGATGCGGCAGAGGTTGCAACCATATCCGCTACAGCCGCTACAGGCACGATTAACTACGATGTAACCACTCAGTCTGTTCTTTATTACACATCCAATGCCAGTGCAAACTGGACAGTTAACTTTAGAGCATCTAGCGGTACATCGCTTGATACAGCGATGACTACAGGTCAGTCCGTAACGGTTGCGTTTTTAGTTACTCAAGGTGCTACGGCTTATTACAACTCTGCCGTTCAAGTTGACGGCTCAAGTGTTACACCTAAATGGCAAGGTGGCACAGCGCCAACGGCAGGTAATGCGTCTAGCGTGGATGTCTATATGTACACCATCGTTAAAACAGGCAGTGCAGCGTTCACTGTGTTTGCCTCACAAACCAAGTTTGCTTAAGGGACACCCATGCCATTAGTACAAACTAGAGGTGCAGCATCGGCTCAAGGCTTTGGTGAGTTTGCTCAAGCCGCAGCACCAGCCAACTACATTGAGGATGTATTTTCTACTTGGTTATATACAGGTACAGGATCGGCTCAAACTATTACTAACAGCATAGATTTATCAGGCAAAGGTGGATTAGTTTGGTTAAAAAGCCGTGATGATGCTGGAAGGCATATACTTACCGACACCGTTCGTGGCGCAACAAAATATTTAGTATCAAGCAGTACAGCTGCTCAAGCAACGGAGGCTGGCTTTTTAACTTCGTTTAATTCAAACGGATTTTCAATTGGTGCTGATTCCGAAATAAATACAAGCACACAAGATTATGTATCTTGGACATTCCGTGAACAGCCTAAGTTCTTTGACATAGTTACTTATACTGGTACAGGTTCAGCTAGAACAATAGCTCACAATCTTGGTTCTGTGCCAGGAATGATTATTGTTAAACGAACAGACACTACAGGAAGTTGGTTTGTTTACCATCGTTCATTATCTTCTGCTTCAAATGCTTTACGGCTAAATGCTACGACTGCTGAAGAAACTGATAGCACTATTTGGAACGGAACAGCACCTACAAGTTCAGTATTTTCTGTTGGCACTTTTGTTTCTACAAACGATTCTGGTGGCACTTATGTAGCCTACCTATTCGCCCATAACGCTGGTGGATTTGGTACAGCAGGAACAGATAATGTAATTAGTTGTGGTAGTTATACAACTAATGGTAGCGGTGTTGCTTCAGTAACGCTTGGCTATGAGCCGCAATGGATTCTTTGGAAACGCTCAGACTCAACGTCCGATTGGTATATATTTGACACCATGCGTGGATGGACTGGCGACCCAGCCAACACATCTGCTGGTTTGCGTCCAAATTTATCTAACGCAGAAAATAATTTGAGTGGATATGCAATCAACGCAACTGGTTTTAATGTAACGGCTGGTGCGGCATCAGCCACCTACATCTACATGGCAATCCGTAGAGGACCAATGAAAGTGCCTACTACTGGTACTAGTGTGTTTGGTGATATTTCTGCTTCTGCTGAACCTGTAAGTACAAACCTTACAACGGAAAACGGTGTATTAGCAGATTTAGTTGTTCATGGCTTAAGAATTAGTGGTAGTTCCTTTGGTCGACATTGGCTTTCAAGATTAACTGGCAATGGTAATTATTTAGTTTCATCAAACACTAACGCTGAAGCCAATCCAGGCACTTTTTGGCAATTTGATGACAATAACTTTGCTTACATTCCTCCTGGAGGGTATGCAAACAACAGTGCTGTAAATACAAAATATGTTGCCTACTCATTTAAAAGAGCGCCAGGATTCTTTGATGCGGTTTGCTACGATGGAAATTCAGTATCAGGAAGAACAGTAACGCATAACCTGACTGTCGCTCCTGAGTTAATGATTGTAAAATCAAGAAACACATCAACTAATTGGGCAGTATATTGCCAACCATTAGGCGGCACTAAAAGGTTAATATTAAATTTAAATGTTTCTGAAAATGCAGATTCAAGCATTTGGAATAATACAAATCCAACTTCAACAGTTTTTTCTGTTGGAAATAGCCCAAATGTAAACACTACTTCACAAACCTATGTAGCTTACCTATTTGCTACTTGTGCTGGGTTATCTAAAGTTGGCTCTTACACAGGCACGGGGACAACACAAGTTATTAACTGCGGATTTACTGGTGGAGCTAGGTTTGTGATGATTAAGCGTACGGACTCTACAGGCGATTGGTATGTATGGGACTCGGCACGGGGTATCGTAGCTGGCAATGATCCTTACTTATTACTGAACTCAACAGCTGCAGAAGTAACCAATACTGACTATGTGGACACTGCCGCCACAGGTTTTGAGATAAGCTCTACTGCTCCTGCCGCTATTAACGCCAACGGCGGCTCATTTATATTTTTAGCTATTGCATAAGGAATAATTATGGAAATCAGAACACAAACTGGCGCTGTAATGTACGAGAGCGAATTTCGGAGCCACATAAAAGAAACAACTGGAGCATCTTGGAACCAAACCACCGAAGAGGTATTGCAGGCTTTTGGTGCAAGCGTTGTTTTTGAAGGTCCGCAAGCTACTGGTGGTACGGTATATCAATATAGCCAACGTGCTGGTGTAGAACAAATTGATGGCAAATGGTATACAAAATACATCCTTGGTCCAGTCTTTACCGATACACCTGCTACAGAAGATAGCCCAGCTAAGACCGCAGCCGAGAACGAAGCTGCTTACAAAGCAATCAAAGACGCCGAGCAAGCCAAGTCAGTTCGTCAGTCAAGAGATCAAAAGTTAAAAGACTCAGACTGGACACAGGTAGCGGATGCCCCTGTTAATAAAGAAGATTGGGCAGCTTACCGTCAAGCATTACGCAATTTGCCTAGCGCAGAAGGTTTTCCTTGGACAGTCACTTTTCCTACACAACCTGACGCATAAGGTTAATAAATGCCTACCTATACCTATTCCCCTTTAGCTGGCGCTGGCTGGCAATTTTTTAACAATAGCGGCGTTCCTTTAGCTGGGGGATTGTTATACACATACGCCGCAGGTACTACCACACCTGCACCTACATACACTTCTAGTTCAGGTTCTACCGCAAACTCTAATCCGATTGTTTTAGACTCGGCAGGCAGAACCCCTGCGCAAATTTGGTTAGATAGTGGGTCAAACTATAAATTTATTTTGCGTGACTCCACTGGCGTACTTATTTGGACTAACGACAATATCCCCGGCAGCACTTCAGCAGCCGCAGTTAACTACACCCCTACAGGCAACTTTACTGCCACTACAGTACAAGGTGCTTTGGATGAATTAGCTACAAGCTCTGGCGCTAATATTATTAAATATAACCAAGGCGCTACGGGCGCGGTTACTAGAACGGTTAAGTCTAAACTGCAAGAAGTCGTGTCCGTTAAGGACTTCGGTGCTGTAGGTAATGGTACTACTGATGACACCGCAGCTATTCAAGCAGCCGTAGATGCGCTGTCCCAAGCGGGTGTAGGCGGCGTAGTCCGTTTACCTGCAGGTACATACAAGGTCACTAGTAACATCAACATTACATGGCCTAATGGCAGCGATGCCAATGCGCCTGCGCACATTACCCTTCAAGGCGACGGCGCAGACATTACTTACATTTACGATTACCGTCCAGGAACACCTACAAACGGTTGTATTACTGTTAATTTTAGCGCTGTGTTTGGCAGCCGGTTCTTTACCTGCGAAATGGGCGGCTTTACTTTAGTCAAAAAAGTTAGCGCTACGACTTACGATATTGCTACTAATACTTACACCATTGGTACGGGTACTGGTTTGTACATGAATAGTGTTCCAGGGCTAGGTAGTTTTTACAATATTCGCATCGTTGGGTATAACGCAAGCGTCCAGTTAATAGACTGCCTTGGGCTTACGTTTGATAACTTAATGATTTCAACGTGCGATTTGGGAGTAGTGGCGGGGATTGTGGTTAATACTGAGCCAACTGTTCTTACCTTCAATAATTGCTCTGCTTCGGCTTGTAAATCTATTGGATTCTTAATTTCAGGCGGTGGCCCCGTATCATTTAACCAAGGCCTTATTTCGGATGTTGGCGATATGGCTGGTGGTTCGCAAGGCGTTTCTGCAGGTATTTTCTACGGCACTAGCGCCTTTATTACTACTCAATTAAATGTTAACGGGGTTTATTTTGAGCGTAATCGCGGTAACGCAGATATTTATGTTAACACCCCTGTATCTACGGCTACTAGGTCTGTAAGCAACATTAATAACTGTTTCTTTGCGCGTAATAACGCTACACTGTATACCACCAATAACATTATGATCGCTAATGCTAGCGCTACCGCTACATTAACGGTTAACACAATTGGTAATGGATTTAAAGGCTATGCACCTTATGTAGCTAGTGCATCTCGCCGTTATATTGCAACTTCTGGAGCCTACGCAGGCGCCGTAACTATTTACGGTTTAGGCAATTTTTATAATGATCCTACCGAAACACCTACAGTTGTAACCAATATCGCCGGTGGTGGTGGTGGGTCACAAGATTTGCAGTCGGTTACTACTTTAGGCGCAACAACTAATGTTAACTCTACGTTTAACGGCGCTAGTATCGGCACGTTTAGTGGTGTTCCAGCTGTAACAACCACAGGCTCTACCGTTGGTTTTGCTAACTCTACTAACGCCGTTGTTTTGTCTAGCGCAGCTTGGCGTGGCGCAGGCGATTTTACTAGCGATTTAGGTGCGTCAGGCTTTAGATGGAATAATCTATATCTTAAAGACGTTTTTGCTTGGAATGGATACAACATCCCCGCACCCACTGGCACAACCACAACGTTTTTACGAAACGACGGTACTTGGCAAACCCCAGCAGGCTCTGGTTTAGGCACCGTCACTAGCGTAGCTACAGGTAATGGCTTGACAGGTGGCCCAATCACCTCTACAGGCACAATATCGATTAACTACGCTTTTGCAGGCACTTATACCGCCAATCAAAACATTAACGGCGCAAACATAGGTACGTTTAGTACTATCCCTTCTGTAACTTCTACAGGTTCAACCGTTGGTTTGGGAAACTCTACTAACGCTGTTGTATTAAACGGTGCAAATTGGACAGGATCTGGAGATGGCACTAATAGTTTAGGTTCTTCTGGTGTTCGTTGGGATAACCTACACCTTAAAACCAACCTTGTTTGGAATAGCTACACTATTCCCGCCCCTGCAGGTAGTACATCTACGTTTTTGCGTAATGACGGTACGTGGGCTGCTATATCGGGCGGGTCTGGAACGGTTACTAGTGTTACTGCGGGTTCAGGCTTGTCTGGCGGTACGATTACCACTTCAGGCACTATTTCATTAGATGCAAGTAATGCTAATACTTGGTCAGCCACACAAACATTTAGCAGCGCAGTTCAAACAAATACCATCAATGCTAATGGTGGAAACATAACTTTAGCTAGCACGGTAGCCGTAGTGCCGTCTGTAGGTTTTGCCCCGACGGTAGATGGGTCTTACTTTTTAGGTGGCGCGTCATTACGTTGGAACACAGTTTACGCCGTTACAGGTACGATTAATACATCTGATGAAAATCAAAAACAAGATATTAGGCCATTAAATGAAGCCGAATTACGAGTCGCCGTTAAACTTAAAGGACTAATCCGTGCGTTTAAGTTTAAAGACGCTGTTACGGCAAAAGGCGATAAAGCCCGAATTCATGTGGGTGTTATAGCGCAACAAGTAGCTAGCGCTTTTGAAAGTGAAGGGTTAGACGCTGCCGAATATGGTTTATTTTGTTTAGATGTTTTAGAAGATCAAACTGAGCAATTAGGTATTCGATATGACGAACTACTTGCTTTTATTATTTCAGCTTTGTAGTATAGTGTTGAAAACGACTAGCCGTTAGCTAGGGTTCTTAAAGGAACAACAATGTTAGATGAAAGTCAACAAGAAGTAACACAAGCGGAAGTACCTGAAGTACCCGCGCCGGAACTGGACGCTACGGCAGCCCCAGAACCCGAAGTAACAGATGCGCCGGAAGAAAAGCCAGTTGAACAGGCAGCTAAAGTATTCACACAAGAAGAACTAGACGCCGCGATTGGTAAACGCCTTGCAAGAGAACAACGTAAGTGGGAAAGAGAGCAGCGCCTAAAAGCTGAGGAAACGAAGCTAAAGGCTAATGTGCCTGCCGAACTTCCGCCTGCCGATTCGTTTGAGTCGCCTGAAGCATACGCTGATGTACTAGCGGAAAAGAAGGCATACGAACTAATCGAGAGGCGTGAACAAGCTAGAGCGCAAGCTGAACTTATTGAGCAGTATCACGAACGGGAAGAAGAAGCTCGGAACAAGTATGACGATTTTGAACAAGTCGCTTACAACCCTAAGCTCCCAATTACCGACATGATGGCTCAAACGATTCAGGCTTCAGAAGTTGGCCCCGATATGGCTTATTACCTAGGGTCTAACCCCAAAGAAGCAGAACGTATTTCCAAATTACCGCCATTTTTGCAGGCAAAAGAGATTGGCAAAATTGAAGCTAAATTAAGCGACAATCCGCCAGTTAAAAAGACTTCAAACGCCCCGGCGCCTATTGCTCCGGTGACGGCACGAACCTCTGGTTCGCCTGCATACGATACAACTGACCCTCGTTCGATTAAGTCGATGAGTACTTCAGAATGGATTGAAGCAGAACGCCAACGCCAGATCAAAAAGCACGAGGCTATGAGAAACCGCTAACTTTTTTGAAAGGCTATCATGGCAAACTCAATATTAACAATTGACATGATTACTCGTAAGGCTCTTGAAATCCTTGAGAATAATCTTGTTTTGACCCGCAACGTAAATCGTGCGTATGACGACAGCTTTGCTGTTGAAGGCGCAAAAATTGGCTCCACATTGCGTATTCGTCTACCAGACCGCGCTTTGGTTACTGACGGCGCCGCCCTGCAAGTTCAGGACGACAACGAGCAGTTCACCACTTTGACTGTATCGAATCAAAAGCATATTGGTGTTAACTTCACCACCGCTGAGATGACCATGCAGTTAGATGACTTTGCAGAGCGTGTTCTAAAACCTCGTATTAGCCAATTGGCATCATCCATTGATGCTGACGTAGCTAACAGCTTTAGAAACATTTATCAATCTGTAGGTACCCCAGGCTCTACCCCTTCTACTTCTGCTGTTTTGTTGGCTGCTCAACAAAAACTTAACGAAGCAGCAGCTGTAATGTCCCCACGTTACGCAACTGTTAACCCAGCTGCAAACGCTGGTTTAGTAGAAGGCATGAAAGGTCTGTTTAACCCAACTGATACCATCTCCAAGCAGTTTAAAAACGGCATGATGGGTACTGGTGTATTGGGCTTTGACGAGATCAACATGAGCCAGTCTATCAAGCAGTTCACCACAGGGTCACGTAACGCTACTGGTACTGTTGGCACTACTGTAACGGCTCAAGGTTCTAATACCATCGTTTTAGCTGGTGTTGGTAACGCATTGACCATTAAAGCTGGTGACGTATTTACTGTAGCTGGTGTATTTGCTGTTAACCCACAAACCCGTGAGTCTACTGGTTCACTCCAGCAGTTCGTTGTAGTAGCTGATACTACTTCTTCAGCTGGCGGCGCTGCAACTGTAACTGTTAGCCCAGCTATGTACACTTCGGCACACGCACTTGCAACAATTGATGCGTTCCCTGCTAGCGGTGCTGTAACTACCTTTGTTGGCGCTGCTTCTAGCCAATACCCACAGAACTTGGTTTATCACAAAGACGCGATCACTTTTGCGACCGCTGACTTGTTGATGCCACAGGGCGTAGACATGGCTTCACGTCAAGTGCATAACGGCATTTCAATGCGTATTGTTCGCCAATATGACATTAACAATGACCGTCTACCATGCCGTATTGACGTGTTGTATGGATACTCCGTGATTCGTCCACAAATGGGCGTTCGCTTGTGGGGTTAAACCTAATGGCTCCTGCGCAAGCGGGAGCTTTTTAAATTATTTGAAAGGAATTATTATGGCTCTCCCAAATGGTGCAGGTGGTTATCAATTAGGCGACGGTAATTTAACCGAAGTAGTACTAGGAACTCAAACAACACCAACCGCTAAAGCTGCTGCAGCTACATTAACTGCTGCTGAATTAGCAACTGGCATTATTACTTTTAACGGCACGGCAGGCGCTCTTACAGTACCTCTTGGTACCGACTTAGACGTTGCTTTTCCTAGCATGAAAGTAGACAGCAGTTTTGATTTTGTAATTATTAATACAGACGCAGCTGACGCCGCTACTGTAACTGCTAATACAGGTTGTACGTTAGTTGGTGTCGCTGCAGTCGCTGCAGTTACATCCGCAATGTGGCGCGTCCGTAAAACAGGCGAAGCTACATACGTGTTCTATCGTATTGCTGGTTAATGTAATATCCCGCCCTTTGGGGCGGGTTTTTATAAGGAAAAATTATGCCTAATACTAAACCTGTAGGGGTAGCTTTTAGCGACCCTGAGCTTTCAGGCGGTACTCTTGACAACACACCTATTGGGGCAACAACCCCTAGTTCTGTAGTTGGGACGACTGTTTTTTCGTCAACTGATTTAGGTTACACCGCAGCAGCGTCTGGAACTGTAACTCAATTGACAAGCAAATCGACTGGTGTGACTTTGAACAAATCTGCTGGTCAGATCACAATGAACGACGCTGCATTGGCTAACGTTACAAACGTCACGTTTACTTTGACCAACAGTACTATCTCAGCTAAAGATGTTGTAGTTCTAAGCGTATCTTCTGGCGCTACTGCTGGTGCTTACAACTGCTGGATTTCTGGCAAAGCTACTGGAAGTTGCTCAATCACATTGCGTAACCTTTCAGGTGGTTCGTTGTCTGAAGCCGTTGTAATTAACTTTGCTGTGATTCACGTTTTATAAAGCTAAAAATAGGGGGCTAGTCCCCCTATCTAACAAGGAAAACTAATGGCGGTTATTTACCTAAAACATCCCGTCCACGGTCATAAAGTGGCTTGCAGTGACTTTGAAGCGCAACAAGATGAAAATAATGGTTGGGAGATATATACTGTTGATACGCCCGTTGTTGATGAACTTGTGGTTGAAGAAGAAACTGAAGTTGAGGCGGCTCCTGCTAATGTGCTGGAAGTAAAGACAAGACGACGTAAAACAACCGCATAAGGAGTTAAGCCATGACCACGGCAAACGACCAAATTAACGGCGCATTGCGCATATTAGGGGTTTTAGCCGAAGGTGAAACACCGTCTGCTGCTACATCGCAAGACGCGTTAACTGCTTTAAACCAGATGATTGACAGCTGGGATACTGAGCGTTTAGCTGTGTTTTCTACTCAAGATCAAATTGCTTCTTGGCCTGCTGGCGCCCGATTTTTAACGTTTGGCCCAACAGGTACTTTGCCTTTAGCGAATTTGTCTACGCCTAAACGCCCTATATTAATTGATGATTCAACTTATTTTAGGGATTCTGCGACTAATATTTCGTACGGTATTAAATTAATTAACCAACAGCAATATAACGGTATTGCAGTTAAAACGGTAACTTCAACCTACCCTCAAGTCTTATGGGTCAATATGACCTACCCTGATATTGAGATGTACGTTTATCCTGTACCGATTAAACCCTTAGAGTTTCATATTGTTTCGGTAGAAAAACTAATGGATGTTCCAACATTAGCTACTGAAATAAATATGCCGCCAGGCTACCTTAGAGCGTTTAAATACAGCCTTGCCTGTGAGATTGCTACTGAGTTTGGTATAGAACCCCCACCTAACGTTTTGCGGGTTGCTATGACCTCTAAACGCAATTTAAAACGTATTAACAACCCTGACGACATTATGGCGTTGCCTTACAGCTTAATTGGCACCCGTCAGAGATATAACATTTATGCGGGTAATTACTAATGAAAACCCCAATCTTGGGGCAAGCGTATGTAGCCCGTAGCATCAACGCCGCAGACAACCGCATGGTTAATTTGTTTGCGGAAGCCATCCCTAACGAGGGTAAAGAGGCAGGTTTTCTTAACCGCGCCCCAGGGCTAAGTTTAATTACGACTGTTGGCACAGGCCCTGTTCGTGGACTATGGTCTTTTGAAGGGTATTCTTACGCTGTATCAGGAACTACTTTATACAAAATAAGCAACACTTACGCTGTAACTTCTTTAGGCACTATTGCGGGTACTGGACAGGTATCGATGGCCGACAACGGTACGCAATTGTTTATAGCTGCAAATGGCCCTAGCTACATTTACAATTCTAGGACAAACGTATTTGCACCTATTTCTGACCCTGATTTTCCAGGCGCCGTTACGGTTAGTTACTTAGATGGGTATTTTGTATTTAACGAGCCAAACAGTCAAAAAATATGGGTTACTAGCTTACTTGATGGTATGCAAGTAGATCCTCTTGATTTTGCTAGCGCTGAAGGCTCTCCTGACGGTTTAGTAGCCGTATTAGTCAATAATCGTGAAGCGTGGCTATTTGGCACTAATTCAATTGAAGTTTGGTATGACGCAGGGACGCCGGATTTTCCGCTTGCCCGTATTCAAGGTGCGTCTAACGAGATTGGGTGCGCAGCGGCATTTTCTGTAGCCAAGCTGGACAACTCTGTATTTTGGCTAGGGCAAGACGCCCGTGGACGTGGCATTGTATACCGCAATAACGGTTACAGCGGCATTAGAGCGTCTAATCATGCAATTGAATGGCAAATTCAACAATACGGCGATATTAGTAATGCAAT